AGTTTCGATCTCTTCGAGAACGTCACGAAGCTTCGGAAACTTCACTTTCGCAGAACCGATGACGTCACCTGTTACAGCTTCCTGATAGTCATGGAACGCCATGATCCTGACGAGAGCAGTCGAAGCCTTCGGAAAGAGCAGTAGAAGAAGCTGGATGACTCCTCCGACGTGGTTGCCTACGTTGTAAGCAGCAGGTTGACCGTTCGTTACTGTTGTGTGATTTCGAATGACTGTGTTCGAGACACGCGTCACTTCTAGCTGCTTCAATAGCAGACTTGCGTTTACCATTCATTTCTCCTTTGATGATAGAACAAATCTATCACAAGTTAACGATGTTGTGAAACTGATTAACCTGGGTTCTGTTCCGAGTTGTAAGCGTTGAGCTTCTGAAGATCGAAGTACAGAAACTCACCTGTCGATGTCGTGAACGTGAGAAGCTGATCGACGGCTGTAGCTTTCTTGAACGAGATGATCTCCGAGCTGTTCGCGACGTCGAAGTTCCTGGATCGTCCAGCTGATGTGGACACGAACAGAGAACTCGTGTCGTCGACCTTGCTAGTGCTCACCTTGATCAAGTCGACAGTCTGACGATTCGAGATGAACGAGCAGACGACTTCGACAGTGAAGACGACGTCTTTCAGAGGAAGATAGACAGTGAGAGGAGAGTCAGCGTCGATCTGACGAGAATAGAACCACTGCTTGTATGCAGAGGAGATGATCGGTTCGTACGTGAAGACTTTGATGAATTCTGACGAATTGTATTCGACTGGGATATCGTAGTTCATTTCTGTTCCTTTTTGATAGTAGTTTCTGTTGAGAAGTTCTCGATGTTCTTTTTGTCTAAGTTCTTGTTCCATGCGTCCATAACGAAGAACGCGTCGATGACGTCTGATGATGGACTTCCGCCTTTGTCACAACAGAGCTGATCATGGACGTGAAAGCCGAACCGATCGAACCAGGCATCAGCCATCTGGATCTTGTCTGCTTTTCCGTGTCCGAAAGCGCTGAGCTTCACAGACGTAGGAGAAATCGTCTCGATGCCGTAGCCTTTGGATCGAAGAATAGCTTTCATCACTCCGGTATTCTCGCCGATCTGAGCGAGTCGACCTTTGGCACCGAATGCGTAAGCTTCGAACACTGCGAATTTCGAGAGGACATCGACTTGAGGAATTCGTTCTTCGAAGAGCATCGACAGAGTGACGAAGCGTTCAGTGTCCGAATGAGCGACTCGAAGCTTCACCTTCTTCTCGTCATTGATGTTTCCAGAATTGTAGTAGATGCCTTCGACTGTGACATTACCAATCGTGAAAGTCGTGCAGACCTTCTTGTTCGCATTGACGAAATAGATCCTGTAGTGACCGTCATCGTCAACGCAGATTGCTGGACTAGACATGCTGTAGTCTACTCCGATACTCGCCTCACGAAAAATCAAAGTTGCTGAACCTTCCTTGTTTGTCCTTGAATTTAGCGAAACCTTCTCCTGACGACGTATTGTCGAACACAGGCTTCGCGTTGTCTAGGTCTACGTTCGCAGGAGTCGCCACGTTGTCTGCGAGATTTTTCGACTCTTCTTCAGACACGTCGTAGAATTTCATCTTCGAACGATTGATTCCGACGAGGAAGGATTTGAAGTAGTTGCTGTCACCGTATCGGTTCTTCAGCTGCTTCATCACAGCTTTGCCAGCTTTCTCCAGCTCGTCATTATCGAACATTGCAAGAAGGAAGTCGAGCGTGTTCGCGATAGCTTGTGACTCAGAGATGTCCTTGATTTCAGGAGACGAGTTCTTCTGACCGCCACGATTGAACTGAGTAGCAGTGAGGATGACGATGTTGTGCTTCTTGGCGAGACCTACGAGTTCTTCGCAAATACCTTTGAGCAGCAGATAAGTGCCATTCGATGCAGCATATCTGAAAGATGCCATGAGATTGATGTAGTCGATACATAAGACATCAACTGCTTCACCTTTGGCCATCTTGACTTCTTTGAGATAAGTCGAGAGATGTTGAGCTGTGACTTCACCTGGTCCGAACTCCTTGAGTACGAGGTAACCGTGTTTCTTGCTTTTGAGTTGTTCGAACTTTTTCCGAAGCTCATCGATTTCAGTCGTCTTCAAGACGTTCATCGTCTCGTCGAGAGCGTTCGCTTCTAGTCGACCTTCGATACGAGCGTCAGACATTTCGAACGTGATGTAAGCTACGTTATAGCCTTGCTTCGCTTGGAAGACAGCTTCATCACCTAACCAGATCGACTTACCGAAACCGGTCGGAGCTGCAACACCGTTGACAGTCTTTCGTTCCCAGCCACCGTTCGTGATCTTGTTGATCATTCCGAGCTTGGATGCGATCTTCACGACTTCTTCGTTGTACTTCTCGATCTTTCGTTCGATGTCTTCGAAGAAGTCGATGCCGATGTCGTTGTCGAACTTGAGATTGATCGCTCGTTCGAGAAGCTCAGGAACCACAGAGGCTTTGAGCTTCTTCTTGTTTCCTTCGATGATGTCTAGAGACTCGAGGATCGCTAGATACGTAGCACGCTGGCGACAGTATGCTTCAGACTCTTGCATGATCCAGTCTAGATTGATCTCGTCATCGGTCTTGAAGTCGATCACTTCGTAAGCAGAAGCTTTCACTTCGCCTTCCATGTCGCCTTCGATTTCGCGATCGCCTAGAATTGTTCTGAGTTCTGTTCGAGAAGGAACTTCGTCGTACTTCTCTACGTACTCTCTGAAGATCTCGTAGACTGCTCGAGTGTCTTTGTCGGTGAAGTAGTCAGGTTTGAGAAACGGTCCAGCTTTGTTGAAGTAAGCAGGGTCGTTCATCAATGAGTACAGAATGATGCGTTCTAGATTTTCCTGCATATGTATGTTGAATTCTCGTGATTACAAGGCTGAAATGCCTGTGTCTTGATATGATGATCTTAACACAGGCATTCGTTGTTATGAAACAGATCTGTTCGAACGTTTAATCTTCGAGGATCTCGCCTGTCTCTGGATCGTGACTGACCTCTTCGAGTTCGCCGTAATTCTCGAGTTCAGCTTGACGAACAGCATTGTCGTCAGAGAGATCGAGTTCACCAGGTTTCAGCTCGTAGTGAAGAGATACACGAGCTTCTGCATTCCTGATGAAGTTCGTCTTCTTGAACATCGTCTCTTCCCAGAACTCAGCGTTCGTGTGAACGTCATTCTCTCGGAACTTCGGATGCTTCTCCTTCGGAAGGACTCGACCGTCTTCGTCAACGACACGAGCAGCTCGCCAGCCTTTCGACGGAGAGTAGATGTCTCCGGTGACGGTAGCGAGTTCGTACAGACCGGAGTACTTGTTCGGACGGTTCTGACCGTAGAGGACACGGAAGTGAAGCTTGGTGCCTTCCTTGATGAACCGAGACTTGTTCACAGTCATTCGGAAGACGTGACCAGCGAGTTCAGTGCCGACAGCATTCTCCTTTGCGTTCGCGTCCTTGAACTTGAACTTTGCAAAGAATAGAACCGTGTTCGCAGCGAGCAAGATGCCACCGCCACCACCCATCGTTTCCGGATTGTACTTGTCCATCGTCGCGTAGTTATTGTTGATTGCGACCATAGGCATGTGGTAGTCGTTCATCGTTGGAGTGTTCTGACGGAAGAAGGACTTGAGTTCCTTTGCTCGAGTCATGTCAGCTGCGCCGTTCTCAGCGAGAGCATCGAGAGCTTCTTTCTTCGAAGCCAACATGCCGAGAGAGTCGACGAAGAAGATTACCTTGTCACCGTCTTGAAGCTCATGGAGCTTCTTAGCGATATCGAACTCGAGTTCTTCGATGTTTCGAATGCCGATGTGAACCACTCGATTCATGTCGACTCCGACCATGTCCCAGTAGCCTGGACCGCCGAATTCCGAGTCGTAGAACACGCAGACAGCTTCTTGGAACTTGTCGAGGAAAGCCTTGACGTAGTTGATGCCAGCGACAGTCTTGTAAGTCTTCGACATGCCGGAGAGGATCGTCACACCTGGTCCGATACCAGAGTCGAGAAGACGACCAGAAGTTGCGAGGTTGAAGATGTAGATGTCAGATGGCGCGCAGTACTTGAAGTCGAAGAAGTCGGTTTCAGCGAGAGACTTCGTCTCCACAGCCTTGGCCGTCGCCTTCTTGAGTCGTTTCATTAGTTCAACGTTCAAGTTGAAACTCCTTTGTTGCATCGATGATTAGTTGACCTGGCGAAGGAAGCGAGGACGGTAGTGGCCGAACATGAAACCATGCGGGTCCACAACGACCTTCTTTTCAGAACCTTCAGTAGGCTTGCGTCCACGTGAGTACGCAGCGAAGTCGAACAGTTCCTGGATGTACATCGTGTTGCCGTCGGAGTCGAGAAGACGACCACCGTTGAACAGACGACCTTGGATCTTGCGATGGACTTCCTTGAGAACAGGACCGCATTCCATAGAACCGATGTTGAATACGAAACCGCCGTCGAAACCGTTCGAAACGCCGATCAGCGTCTTGTAGCCAGTGCGACTCACCATGTAGTACTCACGGAGTTCGTGACCGAGAGTGGAATTTTCGTTTGCCATGTTGGTTACCAATCTGCTTGTGAAAAGGTCCTCGTTCAGCCAGCAGAAGGAGACTGATAGAGGTTTGGTTGATGATAGAAATTTATCAAACGTGTTGGCTGAAAAGAAACAGAAATTAGCCGAGATCTACTTCATTTTGCACACGTTTCCGGAAGTCTTCGAAGAAACGACCGATGTATGAAGCTCTGACAGCACGCACGTTCTTACGATCCTCGTTCGTCTGTACGAGAAACTCGCGAAGAGTCTGACGATTGTACTTGGATCTCGTCATCTTGAGGTTCGGATTGAGGAAATCGTCAGGAGAGAATCCATGACGGATCGTCTGGCCGTCAGCAACGAACGACTTGAAACCGAACTCAGGAACCTGGACTCCGTTGTCATCGATGTAACGATACGTCTGTTCGAGCTGGAAATCCGTGTACTTCTCTGACATCATGTCGTCGAGCTCAGCATCAGTCATCGGCCATTCGTTCATCGTGGTGTTGTTCACGACGAAGAGAGTCCACCAGTAGTTCACGTTTCCGTAGAGCTGGTGAGCGACGATGTCAGGACGAGACTCTGAGATGTCTATGTCGTAGATGTACGAGAAGTTCGAGAAGCCGTTCGGTTCGAAGATGACTCTACGAGTGAGATCTTCGATCGAATACGATTTACCGTCGAACTCGAAAGTCGAGACTGGAAAAGCTTTGAAGTACACTAGCTGCTCCTCATGTTCTCAAGTGTATTACGGGTCTGGATGCCGATTTCAGTGAATGCCATCGAGATCCGAACGAAAGCTGGATTGCCGTCCTCGTTGAACCTCGGAGCTCCGGATGCAGTGAAGTTCGCGTCGAAAGCAGTGCATGCACACGTAGAGATCTTCGGAAGCTTGCAGTTGATCCACTCGATCTCGAATTCGTTAGGGATCTGATACACGCCTACGTCCTGCATCGACGGGTGAGCTTCCTCGTTGATACGATCAGACAGTACCATGATGCTGTCTGCTTCTCGCTTGTTCTTCGGAAAGACGTCCCAGCTCCACTGGAAAGTTCGATTGCCGTTGCCGTTGAAGAAGATCTCCTTCAGAGGAGCGAGAGCGTAGCCTGCATTTCGATAGGCGACTTCAGAACCGAATGCTGAAGTAGCTGCAACAGAGATGCGCTGAGCGAGTCCAGAGAACACAGCTTCAGGCTTCTCGTTGATGGTGTCCATCGATTTGTTCGAATTCGATTGTCCGACAAGAAACTGGAGGAAGTTGCGCTCATCGAATGACCAGTCGAACTCTGACGCGATACGGAGCTCCAGAGGAAGCTGAAGAGTCATCACCGTTTCCGGAGTGCGAGGAGCGATCAGGTTTCCAGCGTTGAGATCTGAGAAAGCTGTGCCGATGTCGTCGAGAGAAGTCGGAATGACCTTCTTCGACGTGATCTGCATCTTCGGGATCTTCAGACCTTCTTGGTTCTCCGTGAAGTCGAACTTTTTGGTAGTTACTGACGGTACTGTCAAAGCTTGACCTCGATCGGTTGACTGATGACTCGCGGAGCAGTGTAGAGCATCGACGCGAGTTCTTTAGCAGCGGTGACGCTGTCGGCGTATACGACAGTCTTCGTCACGCGTCCAGAGGACAGCATCACCGTTACCATGAAAGACTTCATCTTTTTCTCTCTTGTTGGAGTTCACGTTTAGTCTGCTCCAAGTCCTCGATCTGCCTCTTGACAGATGTCAACTGTTCCTGGAGTCGAACGATGTCAGTCTGAACTTCGAAGTACTTGTTTCGATCATCGATGTCTTCTTTCGCACGATCAGAGATCCAATCGTTGATCTTGTTGACACTGACTTCGATGTTCGTAACCTTCTCTGTCATCGAACCGCTAGTAGCGCCACGGTCAAAAACCCCTGACCAAAGAGCGAGGGCTGTGGCGATACAAGCTAGCACGGATGCTACAGGAAGGGCATTCTCCTTCTTGATCGCCATGGTAGATACCTCGATTCGTTTTCTTGAGGTATTTTACCATGGCGAAGAATCATGCAGCTTGCTCAAAATCGATCTGTGAGAGATCGTAGAGCTTCTGCTTAGCTTCTTTGATTCTTGACCAGTTGCCGGTGTCTACCCACACGTCGAATTCGTTGCCGGTGATAGGAACATGTAGTCCCATGACAGCATCAGACTGTCCAGAGAAGTACGGACTTGCTTCTTCTACGCAAGTCCTCAGATGGCAAAGAGCGTCGTTGTCATCGTCTGTTTCGGAAACGTCGAAAGCGAGAGCGTTAAGCTCTCCATACACGAAAAGCGTCAAGCACATTTCTTCAGATCTCGGTTGAAACAGATTGAACAGGAGGAGGTTCTTCAGACTGACGAGCAACATTCAACTGTTCGTGAATGGCATTGATCAGAACCTGGAATTCGGTGATGGTATCCTGGATCTTACCAAGCGTCACCGTAGCAGCTTGGAGAATGAGTTCCTTCACTGGAATTTCGGATGGAACAGAAGTCATGGCTTCTTTGTTGATCTTGTCGACGAAGAGTTTCGTAGCGAACGATGGATCGAAGCCTTCTTTCAATGACATGTGCTTTCCACTGAATGTGAAAATGTCATCGATAGTCAGTACTTTCTCAGAGCTCATTTTGTACCCTTAGTTTGCAGTTTACGTTTTCGATTTGAGGTAATGATAATGTTATATTTCAAGCTGGTGATATAATGAACAGCTATTTGTTTCTGTTTCGTTATATTTTGGAAGACTTCTGGATGCATCTCCAGAACCGATAATAGATCATT